ATCTTGTGTTCCAGGTGCTGTGTTTTTTCTACAACTAAAACAATAAGCTGACCCATCAGAATAAACAGCATTTGCATCTGATGAACCACAACTTTCACAACTTGTATGTTTTATAAATGATGTGTTTTTACCCATATATTTCCTCTCGCTTTATATTATATTTTTTACTTGCCCATATAACAAATCTTTTGATATCTTTACCAGTAGCAGAAGTCATCATACAGTTTGCTATATTCGAAACAAATTCTACATTGCCTTTAATGTAGCCTAATTTAGGTTCAATCCTATCTAATGTTGGACTTAACCGGCCTAAGGCTATATTAGATACTTCCATTTTATAACCTAAGATTGGACATATACAATCTTTAGGAAATATAGATTCTAAATAATCAGAAGTTAAATCAAACGGTAAATTTTTATCTTTAGCACGCCTTTTAGAAGCTTTACAAGCAGTAACAGCTATACCTCTAATAGATTGATTATACCTTTTTTGATTAAACGGCATTAAGATATTCTTTCCAATAATCTATAGACCATTTAGAATGATCTTTAAAATCTTTAATTAAATATAACATTGTACCCATAACATTTAATCTTGATATAGCATCATCAGGATAATGTTTTTTATAAGCTTTAATAACAGCTTCAAATTGTTCAATTAAAGATTTATCTTTTAATATTTTATTAGCTTTTACCGGACCAACACCTTCAATACCTGGTATATTATCTACAGCATCACCTGTTAATAATTGTTGATGAAAAAATTCTATTCCTTCAATTTTAGAAACAGCTGATAAATTATTGTGTAATAAATTATAAAATAAACCACCTATAGTTTTCCAATCTTTGTCTAAAGTAATAAGCATATATAATTGATTATTTTTAATATACTTATATGCTTCAACAGAGGCAGTATCATCTGCTTCATAATTTGGAACCATAATAGGTTTATATTTTTTAGCAACATAATCCCGACATTCTAAATAATTATCAGGTTTATCTCTTCTTTTACCTTTATATTTTAAAAAAGTTTGTTCTATTTCTTTTCTAAAATTACCACCACCTGAAATATGTAAACTATATTCATCACAAGCAGTGTTCATTTTTACTTCATCATATATTTGATCAAATGTTTTTCTTACATCTAAATTATCCTTTATTGATTTGTTACAAGCTCTATATACCAATACATCACCATCAACAATACCAATTATTTTATTAGTGGGTTTCATACCAATTATTCCCTTCTTTAGCATCACCTGCCATTTGAATATTTAAATCTAATTCTTTAGTAATAAAATCACCAAATGAATAAGATAATATTTCTTTAACTCTTTTTATATTTTCTGGTACAGTTTGAACTTGAACTTCATCATGAATTAACCCAAGCATATCAACATTTAAATTTTCTTCTTTAAACATTTTAAAAGCATTAACAACAGCTGATTTAACTGTAATTGCTTCATATGCTTGTAATAAATAATTTAATAATTTAAATGAAGATTCAGCATATATTTTTCTTCCATCTAATGCTGGAATAAAACCCATACCATCTTTATTTTGTGTTGTATAAAAAAATTTATTTAATCTATTATTTAATTCTTTTAATCCAGGAAAGGCTACATATAATTTATTTTTAACTTCTCTACCTTTTTCTAAATCTTCAATTCCATTTACCATTTTTCCTAATTTAGCAAAACCGGCACCAAAAATTGTAGCATATAATAGGCTCTTGGCTAATTGTCTAGTAACACCTACAATATCTGCTGTTCTTTGATGTATATCACCATTTAAAACATGTTCATTTATATCTTTATTATTTAAATAATGACATAATGCTCTAATTTGATTACCAGCACTATCACAACCAACCATTACTTTACCATCATCAGCTGTAAATAATTCTCTCATTTCTTTTCCAAAAAATGAATTAACATTAGGAACATTTACAATTTTAGAATGTCTTTGTCTAAATGTTGGTGTACCTACATTAAATGCTTCAACATAAACACGTCCATTATTTTCTTCAGCTAATTCAATCCAGCCTTTCAAAACTGAATGTCTGCTTCTTAAACTATAATAATGTAATATTTCTTTACCTAAATCACCTTCAATAGTATGTATACTATCTTCTGTTATTTTTGGTTCACCTTTTGGTGTAAATTGTGTAGGTTTCCAACCACTATCTAATAACATACCTCTAACTTGTTCCATATTACCAAGATCGGCTTCAATCATTTCATATCTTTGAAATGTATCATTAGGGTTCCATTTATTAGTATCAGTTTGTTTAATTTCTTCACCTAAAAATTGTGATAACATTCTTGCACTAACAGAACTAAATCTACCATCTTGTAAATATTTAGCTGTTTTAGGCTCCTTATCAATAAATACTTTTCTAGGTTTTAAAGTTGGATTAACTTTGTCTTCAATTTTTTTCATTTCAGAAGTTAAATACTCATAATGCTTTTTAGCTAATGGTAAATTAAACTTCCATTTATTTTTAACTTGTTCAGAACATAATTCAGCTATAGCATGTTCAGTTTGTAATGCCTTTTTATAACTAGGTCTATTTGTAATTAATTCATGAGCTTCTTTAACTACATAATTATAAACTTTATGATTTAAATTAACATCTTGAATTGCATAAGTCTTCATTGCTTCTGAATATTTATCAAATTCTTTAAAGTCACCTTTTGCATCACCAAGTATTTTACCAAAATTACCTAATGAATGTTTTCCTTCTCTTCTATAATTATTCATTTGTGATAATAACATTGTATCTATAAATTTAATATTATTAGGTTTCCAATTTAATAATTTGTGTAATACAACATTATCATAACCAATAATATTATGACCAATAATTACTTCACATTTATCTAAATATGGTATCAATTCATTTAACGGTCTGCTATTTGGGTCATAATCACTAAATGTAACTAATTCATTTGTCTCAATATTTTTAGTAACAGCAATCCAAATATTACTTACTGTATCTATTAAACCGTTTGTTTCGATATCATATATTATTTTCATATTTTAATTTATCCTTAAAGTAGTTGTAAGCTTGTGCATAAAGCATTTCTTGTGAACTATCATTTTTAAACACCTTAGAAAATTCAACATTATCTAAGCCATGTTCAGATTCATGTTCATCTCCATTATAACCTGGTCTATGAACACCAACACAAAAACCATATTTGTTAACTAATTCTAATTCATTTTTAAATCTTACATCAGGTATAACAATATTTCTTTTTGAGCTTTTAATATCTCTTTCCAATACTTTTACCCATATATCTTGATGTAATTCATTCCTAAATGCCATACCAATTTTTTGCATAAAATCTCTTGGAGATAAATAAAACCAATCAGGTAATGGTTGTTCTCTAAATATTCTTTCACCACCATCACCAGATAATATAGCTTTATCTATACCAAATGTATAATGTATTAGATCTTTAATTGGTTGTGCAAATGACATTTTTTCAAAACCAAAAGATGTTTGTAATACTTCTGCAATTGAATCTTTTCCAGATCCTTTATATCCTGCAATTCCTATAATCATATTATTCTCCTTCATTATAATAAAAATAACTTTTCTTATCCTTGTTCATACAAGTATGTGCAAATATAGGTCTATTTTTATAGGTATAATAACCCCATATTTCATAATTACCTGGTTTATAATTTGGATTTTCTTTCCAAATAACAGTTTTCATTAATGCATCTTCGCAATAATCACCAGGCTCAACTTTAATATTTAAGTCAATTGAACCACCACTTATAAACCATAATGTTAATATAATTGTTTTCATAATTAATGTACAACTTCAACCTTTTTAATTGTGTATAAATAGTTACAAGGATAATATTTTCTAAAATCTTCATCAATTTTAGCTTCTTCAAATATTAATTCTAAATCCTCTTCATCTAATCCTTTTAAATCTAATACCATACCAATAGTAATAATTAATTCTATTTTATCAGTATCATTATTAATTAAACCAACTTTTTTATTTTCTAATGGTAAATAATATCTTCTAATTTCTGACTTCTTTTCACCAGATTTAATAAGCTTTAACCATTTGCTATCTATATTAAATGTGTGAAATTTCAATAATCCTTCTGCTGACATAATCTCCTATTCTGTAAGGCATAGATTTAGCTGGGCCGTTAAGCCCAGCCAATACATGCAATTAAATTACATCTTTGTCAGTATCAATTGCAGCAAATTCTAATTTATCTGCATTTTGATATTCAACAATATCAGTAATTTGTAAGGCTAACAACTGAGTTGATATACCCTTTTTACCCATATATTCATACGGTTTAAATTTAACTTGAACATTACCTTTTGAACCATTTCCAATAGTACTTGTGTCAAGTATAGGTTGTAGTTGTTTATCTACAACAGGTGGTGGAGCAGTATTATATCTACCATCAGCATCCGCATAAATTTTCTTTTTTAATGCAGCCGTGTAAACAACACCACCATTTTCTTCTGCTGGTTTTACATTTATACCAGCTTTTTTCCAAGCCTCAGCACTAGCTTTATCTGCAGTTTTTACAGTACATGAAAACTGAGGTGACTTTTTATCAAATCCCATATCAGGATTTTTGGGGTCAAGTTTAACCCAACTTAGTTCTACATCATTTAATAACATATTATTTTCTCCTTATTTTTGTCTTCTACCTTGTCTATTATATTTCTTTTGACTTCTTTTCTCATCTTTGTTTTTAGATTTTTTGTGGTTCCTAATCCTTTTCTTTGGCTTTGGACGTTCCACAAATGTTTTGAACTTTCTTGCCATATTGACAGTCTCCATCACACGGACCACAATTTAAACATAAACAATTGCATGTAAATTCATCCGCTTTAGTCATATTTTTACATTCTTCACATTGATAATCATCACGCATTTTATCCTCCTGTTAAATAATTAATCTATTTATAAAGCCAATATATTAGGAGGATATAAAACATATTGGCTATACAAATAGACTAATTAATTAGTTAGTTGATAGATTCTCTGTAAGGTATAGAAATAGGAATATATTCATATAACTATATAAGCTTATAGATAAGTTTTATTTTTAGTTTTTTCTGTAAGACATAGAATTAGGATTTCAAAATCTATACCTTACAGAAGTTTCAAATCAGTCGCAGAAAAAACCAAAATATATCCATTTTCCTAGTGTTTATTTATCTACAAAAAATGTATATAATTATCGGCCTACGTAAATAAGGAAACTAATTGCTATTTATTATAACAAAAGGCTTTTTTATTTGTATATATAGTCTATATTGTTTATATAGGTTATTAGTTAAGGTTCT